AAACCAGATAGTGAAACTTTCATGGAAGAATGGCTCAGTTTGGTTAAGTCCAAGTCAGGTGAACGAGGAATCTTTAATCGTGTTGCTGCTCAGAATCAAGCAAATAAATGGGGAAGACGAGATCCTACTCTCAGTTACGGAACCAACCCATGCTCAGAGATTATCCTTCGTGATAAACAATTCTGTAATCTTACGGAAGTGGTTGTACGGGAAAATGATACCGAATCTACCCTTACTAAGAAGGTCAGGCTCGCAACAATACTTGGAACTATCCAATCAACCCTAACTAACTTTCAGTTTCTATCGTCTGAATGGCTTAAGAATACGTCTGAAGAAAGACTATTAGGAGTTAGTTTAACAGGTATCATGGATGCTAAGATTACTAACAACCCTGATCCTAAAATGTTAGAGAGGTTAAGAGATGTCTCTAGGACGACAAATGAGGAATATGCAAAGCAATTTGATATCCAACCTTCTGCTTCTATTACTTGCGTTAAACCTTCAGGTACTGTGTCACAGTTGGTTGATTCCGCTAGTGGCATCCACGCACGTCACAATAATTTTTACATTAGACGTATACGCATGGATAAAAAAGATCCTATCTATGACTACTTAAAATCTATGGGAGTAGCTGTAGAGGATGAAGTATTTAGACCTGATTCAACAGCAGTCTTTAGTTTCCCTATGAAAGCACCTAAAAATGCTATCCTTAGGAATGATAAAACAGCTATTGAACAGTTAGAGATTTGGTTAATATACCAAAGACACTGGTGTGAACATAAACCTAGCGTTACTATTTCAGTAAAAGATGATGAATGGCCTGAAGTAGGATCATGGGTATGGAAGCACTTTGACGAAATTAGTGGTGTATCTTTCTTACCATATTCTAATCACACATATCAACAAGCACCTTATGAAGATTGTAGTGAAGAAGAGTATAAAGAACAACTAGCAAAGACTCCTAGTCGTATAGATTGGGCTGACTTTCTAGAACAAGAAGATAATACTACTGGTCAACAAACCTTAGCTTGTACAGCAGGAGCATGTGAACTATGATAGAATATGAACTAAGCTTAATTAGTGGAGCTTCACTAGGGATTGAGTTCCTTAATGATGAATACTTTACCTACACAGTTATTGACTTACTAATAGTACGATTAGTACTATCTAAAGAGAAGCCCTCATAAGGGCTTTTTCTTATTGTCCACCCCATTTACGATTTTCTGCAGCAGATTTCCTACGTTCCACTTGATCTTCTTCCCTAGCTTTTTGTTCAAAAGTTTTAGTCTTAACATCAAACTGTTTAGCTAACCACTGTTTAAATCCACCACCAAATTCACTTGTTGCTCGTAATGTTTCACCTGCTTGAGGAACTGTTTTAAGGAGATACTTACCTACATCTGTAGCTATAAGATCCCAATCATCTTCTACGTTATAGATATTACGTCTATTATATAATTCATAGTTAGCAGCTAATTGGAATAGGGCTTGTAATGTAGGATTAAATGTAATAACAGCAGACAATAAAGAATAAGGATCTTTCTTACTTGCAGATATTTCACCTACAGCATCAAATAAATGTAGTACCCCTGCACGTCTAACCTTAGAATCTTGATCTCCTGTTAGTGCTTGTGCAAAAGAATCAAGTAAAGGATAAACAGCACCTATAGCAATTGCTGTAGCTAAAGCTGCATCTGTACCTTCTTTAAACTGTTTAGATTTCTTAACCTTAGGATCTAACATTAATAGGTCTTTACTAGTATTAAGTAAAGAACTTAACATACCATGTTTGTATCTTGCAAATATAACAAATGACGGATTTTGTAGCACTTTAGCAGTCATTCGAGACACTTGTGCTCCTAATATCTTTTCACCTACACGACTAGGCAAACGATAAGAAGGCATGTGTCGTTCTACTGACTTAATTGCAGTAGGTAAATCTACTTTACCTTTAGTCATTGTTTCCATAACAAGCTGTGTATAAAGAATATCACGAACAGTCCACATAGACTTGTTAGAAAACTTAGAGATACCTTCATATAGGTCTAATGGAGACCTACCTAAACGTTTTGCATACTCTACAAATTTAGGATCTTTACTAGTAAGAGTAAGATTTTCTTTAAATGCTTTATCTAATAGAGTATTGTTACGAACATTAGCAGACATAACAGATCCACCTTGTCTCATAATCTCTCTAAACATAGGGCCTCTATCCATTACTTCCATAACAGCTTTAGGAAGGGTTTCAGCAAATTGTAATATACCTTTAGGTGTTAAAATACCACTAGCACCTCGGTTAATAAACCAGTGAATTAACTCATTGTGCATATGTGGTAAAGGGTTTAACATCATATTTTTAACAAGACCATTACTAGCCTCAGTTAAAAAGTTAGGTTGCCATGTTTTATTAAAGTCACTTAAAATTTCTGCAACTCTAGGTTCAAATACATAGTTATTTAATTGAGGAAACTTTTCAAGGTTTTCAGGACGTACAAACCCTTGAGGAGCATTAACTCCAGGTTTAATTTCATGAGCTACTTCTTTAAAGTAATCTGAGTTTTTAAATTGTTTAATCCACTCATTAACTCTGGCAAGGTCTCTAAGTTCTGTTAGTCTAGTACCAGTAACAGCACTAAGATTACGAGAATATCTATATGGAGTGTTTAATTCAATTTCATCTAAAGTAGCTTCTTTTAAAGTACCTCTACCTAACTTATCTCCAGCTTTAAGTTCTTCCCCTGCTCTTTGCATATATTGTTTAGGAGTACCTTTTTCCCATTTAACAATAGAGTCTCCTTTAAAGGACACAATATTACGGGTACCATCAGGAAACTCATGAGCAAATATAGCACGTTCTTTAGCTGCAGAAGGAAGCAGGGCAGTAGCAAAGTCCTGGTTTAAACCATACTTATCTCCTGCAAGTTTATCTTTTATATATTGCCAGGCAGACTTCTTTTCAGGCATACCATAACGAGGAGCATAACCACCTACTTTAGTAGGATCTAATTCAATTTTAGGTACTAAACCTTCATCATGTAAGTATCTATTAAGGTCTGTAATTTTAGCAAGTTGAGGACCAACAGTTTGATTATACATTTGTTGTTCTTCAAGAGTAAGTTCTTCTTTTTGTTTATACTTTTGTTTTTCTTTTTCAATCTCTAAATTAAGATTGTCAATTCTTTTTTTATTGTCAAGTACTTCTTTTTTAAATCCAAAGTCTTTCCAAAGAGTAGTACCATTAGGATTAACAGCAGATCTTAAATTAGAATCTTGAAAGTATGCTGCATTTTCTTGATGAACACCCTTAATTTCTTTTTCTAATTGACGAATACTACTACTAATCTGCTCATTACCTAAGGCAGTTTGTTCAGTATAACGTCTAAACTTTTCTTTTAAAGCAGGATTAATACCTAGTTTATTAAATTCTTTTTCAAGTTGAGCAACAATAGTTTCATCTGCTTTTTTAATATCAGTAAGAGTATAAAGAGAATCTGCTAATTCTTTTGAACTAGTTGCAGATTTAGGAACAGTAAGTTCACCTACTATCTCTTTATTAAGTTGTTCAGAAGCAGTTTTTTTAGGATCTACTTTCCATTGAGAAGTATAACCTAAGTCTGCTTTAGTAGTTGTTTCATATTTAATTTGTTCTTTAGCAGAAGGAGTAGTTAGTTTATCATAAACAATATCTTTAACTTTACCCACACCAGGAATACCAACAATCATTGCTGTATCTATAACTAGTTTAGTTCCTTCTTTAGGAATACCAAACTTAGTTTCACCCTTTTCAGCAACCCAATCAATCTTTTCACCTAAAGTTTGTAACCCTTGATTAATCTTTGAATTTTCATACTCACTACCTAGGCCTATAGCGTCAGCAAAACCTTTAAACTCATCTTCAAAGTTAAGCATTCTAACAGAACTATTAGCATTCTCACGAGCTTTACCCCAATCAATACGAGGTGCTCCTTTTAAACTACTTTCAAAACCTTGATAAGTAGCATCTAAAAATGTATTAATAGCTGAACCAATAAACTGAGGGGTTTCTGCGATAAGATTGGCTGCTGCTAAAGCTTCACCTCCAACTCCCTTAACTATATTAGTTTTAGGTTGAGCAGGTTCTTCTTTAACAACATTCCATTGAGAAGTGGAGGTTACAGTTATTTCTGGTGCAACCCCTACTAAATTTTCTTCTACTGGAGATTGTGATACAACATTCCAAGTATTTGCCATTATTTTACTCTAATAGGTTTTCCGTCTTTAAGTGACCAAACTTGACCATTATCAAAAGCTGTATTAGCACCTTCTTTTAATAGATTAACAGGAGGAGTTTCTGTAGAAGCAGTAGGAGTAGTAGTAGTTGGTGCATTTGAATAAGTAGTCTTACTACCTAAACCACCCCAAGTTTTTTCTTTACCTACTTTAGATTCAATAAGTTTTTGAGTCATATTAAATGCTTCAATAGATGAGTACTTAGGTTTAAGATAGTTAGGTGATTTAGGATCCATATCCTTTTGATCTAAATTACTTTTGTAAACAGTATTAAAATCTAAAAGAGCTTTAGGAATATCTTTATCATCTAAACCAACAGTTTCTGAAAGATACTTTCTAGTATTCATATCAGATTCTTTTGTACCTATTTTACTTGATGCCTCTGCTTGAGATCTCCAGGCACTAGATATATCTAAACCCTGTAGTTGTTTATCAATACCATTAAGTCTATTTTCTAATGCTAATCTTTCTCTACTTTGAATACCTTCTCTACTAAGTATAACCATTAAATCCATTTTTTTATTTATTAGTTCATTTCTAGCAGCATTAATTTTATTATCTTGCTCTAATTTATCATATTTAACTTGTGTATCAATAGCAAGTTTAGTATTTTTAAAACGAGTAGCACTATTTTCAGAACCATCAACTAAACTTTGTAAATAATTAGTATGTTGATCCATAGGTAATTCTTTAGCAATAGTAGTATCTATTCCTTTTTTCTCAAGAGTAGTCATAACATTATTCCAAATTTTACTCTTAGTAGCATCATCTGTAGCTTTAGTATAGGAACTTAAAAAACCATTAGCAACCATACCTACTTCTTCTGCTTTTAATGCATTAACTTCTAATTCTGTTTTAGCACCTTGAAGTTCATTGTTTTTAATTTGAGATTGTTTATACTGGTAGTCAGCACCTTTATCAAGAGCTATTTGTGTAAGTTGATCACCTCTAGTGTAATCACCAAACTTATTAGCTACTTCAGCTGCTAATGAATAGTATTTACCAGGATCTTTTCTAGTCTCATCATCAACAATTTGATTAAAGTACTTAGCCATATCTTCATTTTTAGCAGCTGCTTGTTCTTCTGCATTTTTAACACCAAATAAACCTTTAGCAAGTTGACCTAAAAGAACACCAGAAGAAGCACCTAATTGTCGTTTGCCTGACCCAGGACCAGTCCTTTGTCTAGAGACATTAAGAAAATCATCTATACGTTTTTGAGTTTCTGCTGCAACATCTGCAGAAGATTTACCAAATAATCCAGGAACTATTGTCGCCATTTAAATCTCCTTATTTTCTACCTGCCATATAACCACCATAAGCTGTAGAAGCACCACCAATTAAATCACCCCAGAAACCCATTTGTGTATCTTGATAGGCTTGTTGAGCACCTACTATATTAGCACCAGCTTGAGCTTGTCCTGTACCTGCTTGTAATCCATATCCAATATAAGGAGTATTAACACCTGCTAAACTAATACCTTGTCCTGCTAAACCTGCTGAAGTTTGATAAGGTTGATATTTAAGTTCATTACCCATACCATAATAACCTAAACCTCTTTGTATTTGATCCATTTGTATTTGTCTAGCTCTATCTTCAGCACCTAAAAAGATTTGTTGATTTTGATTTTCTCTAGCTTTAAATAAAGCATACTGTTCAGGATTAATATAACCACCACCTGATACACCAACACCAGCACCAGTACGTCCTTGAGAAAATAATGTATTAGCTAAAGTAGTATTTTCCATTTCTCTTTGTGGATTTAATATATTCTGTACACTATTATAATAATCAGAAGTCATTTTACTAGTATCCATACCAGTAGCTTGACCAAATAAACCTCTACCATAATTACTTACATCTGTAGCAAAAGCAGTTTGTTCTGCTGATGGTAAAGCTTCAGTAGCAGCTCCTGTATATCTAGCATACAAAGACTGAAGTTCAGGAGAAAGATTAACTTTTCCTGTTTGACCTTCAAAACTTACTCCACCAGTAGGACCTGAAATAGAATAAGGTTTAAATTCCATTTTACTATAATCAGGTTCATCCTGTCCTGTTATTCCAAGTGCATCTGTAATAAAACTCATATTAAACCTCTGTCTTTATAAAATTAATAACATCTTTAGTTCTTCCAACTTCTTTAAATCCTAGTCTTTCTACAAATTCTTTTGTATCAATGTAAGTTGATGTTTCTGCTTTACCATATTTAAGAATAATATTCTTACAAAGTCTTTTATACATTTTCATTGGGAACCATTTTCCCCTAGCTTCAGGGAGACATCCACAATGTATTCTGTTACCTTTAGTCATAAATATAGCAACTACCTTGTCTTCTTTGTACACTGGGTAGTATTCCCAAGTAGCTGCTTCTTCTAAGAACTTCTTTTTATTCTCTTTAGGGCTTCCATATATTCTATATAGAAGGTCAGCATATTCTACTTTAATCACTTATGCAGTACGATTCCACATATATACAACAACATAAGGAGGTAAGTTAGCATTAGTACCACTAGAGCCTGTTGTTGAGTTTGCTACTGTAATGCCTGTTGTAGCTGTGCCAGAAGTTGAACCACCATTACTTGCTGGGTGCGTTCTACCTCCTCCGCCTGAAACGTCAGTAAGATAAGTAGTTCCTGTTGTTCCTGTGCTATGAGTATGTCCAGCGTCTGTTACTGTTGCAGTGTGGGTATGACTTACAACTATCGCATCTGCACTACCACCAGTATTTCCAGCTATATAAAGTCCAGCCCCACTTTGTCCTATTAATACACGACCTGCTCCATAAGCCACCCATGTACCAAATCCAAATAAAGTTCCAGGATTAGTTGAAGATGTAGATGAATAAATAGATCCTATAGGGTGTAAAAGAGCAAGTGCTGTTTGAACAAATTCTGTTGTAGCAAGTTGTGTTGTATTAGTTCCTGAAGCTGCTGTTGGAGCCGTAGGAGTACCAGTAAAAGCTGGAGAAATTGTATTAGCTTTACTATTAACTGCTGTTTGTAAAGCATTAAACTCAGTATCAAACTCAGAGCCTTTAATAATTTTAGCAGGATCTGCTGTTGCTAAAGAATCTTTTGCTAAGAAGTTAGTTGCTTTGGTATAGTTTGCCATTATATCATTTTCCCTGTTTGTAAATAAACATCTATTTTTTGAATAGATACTGGATTATCATTAATCTCTGATTCAACTCCAAATTGTATTACTTTCCCTGATCCACCTAGAGGCACTGAAATTGTATTAACACCAATACCTACTGAAGAATACTTAGCAATATTATATTCAAAAGTGCTATTAAAAGTACTATATATACCTGTACCTAAATTTCTATTAATAGGTTGTGAAGTATAATTTAATGTATAGTCATAACCATACTTAAATGAAAAGTCTTGCTCTCCAGTACCTATAATAACTAATGAAGCTTTCTTTAACATCTTATTAGTTGTAGCACTTCCTAAATCAGAACTAGATGTATAATAAGTCATATTATATGTTGTAGTTCCATCTAAATAACCATTGTATTTAGCAATCTTACCAGGAAGTCCAATTAAAAGTTCTCTGTCTTCTGTAGAACAAAATGCTGTATAAGCTGTACCATCAGTGCTATTCCATAAAGTACTTCTAGCTGCTCCATTTTGAAGGACTTGCCTTAAATCAAAATAAACTGTGACTTTAGAACCTGGGAATGTTAAAAGATAAAAAGCATCTTTCTCATAATAGGCACTTCTAATATTATTTGTAGTTTCTACAGCTAAGTAACCAACTAAGTCATCTCTAATGTTAAGAGATAATTCACGAAGTGGCATTGAGTTCTCTTGTACTGTTCTGTTAAAGCTTCTTACACCACTCTTAGATAAGAATATTAAATCATTACCAGTATTTTGTACTGAATCTCTTGCAATACATCCAACACCTTTAATAGTATCAGCTAATGTCATTGTTGTAGGATCATTAGCACCTTGATAAACTACAATGTTATTCTTACAAAAGATAACTAAATATTTATTATGGTAAGCTATAGAAACAATCTCGTCATTATTACCAATAACAGAACTAATATCTAATAGCCCTGAACCAGTGCCAGTAAAGTGAGCACCATCTAAAAGAGCACTATAATAAATAGTTTGCTTATGACTTGTAAGAGCTGCTGTCCATATTCTACCAAATGCTGCTAATACACAATCAGGGTCAAATGTAGTTACCCCTGAAGGTTTAGCACCATAATCACCAATTCTTTGCCATATAAAAACACCTGAGTGAGATGTTTTTCTCCATACTAAAAATGGATTACCAATTTGTGCAGCAAAGCCATAGGATGCTGCTGAGATACCACTACCTTCTGCTAAAGAAGCAAACTGCCATCTATCATCTGTAGGGCTAATAGGTGAGGGAGTAGTTTGGTTAGCTGCTTTAGGAATTTGTTCAACTAAAGTCTCAGTACCAGTAAATAGTTTATTACCACCAGCAGATAGATAAGTAATAGTACCATCTATCTCTTTAAATTCAAATATAGATCCAATAGCATTTGATGAGCCTAACGCATTAGATGCAGTTATAGCTGTACTTGAAACTGTTTGAGATACACTTACTGTATAAGTACCTACTCCACCTGTACCTGTACCTAGTGCGGTAATAGTAGTTCCTACAGTAACTCCAGTACCTGATAATACTACACCAATTGATAATGCTCCTGAAGTAACCGCTGATACAGTTAAAGTGGTAGTTGAAATACTTCCTGTAACAACTGCATTAGTAGCATTTGTAACAGCATCCCAACCTTTTCTAGCACCAAGTCTACCATATTTATCTATGATACAATTAGTTGCTATAGAAGCATACCCACTTTCAAGCGTAACAGAAGAGTCTTGGGTGTTTAAACCCATGAATCCTGGTGCTGAAATGGATGTAGTTTTTAAGGTCCCAGCCATATTAGTTAGGATACCAAGTAGTTTCTTCTACTCTATGACCATTTTCAATTGCAATAAGGTCAGCTAACATATTTCTATAACGCATCTCTTGATCTTGATTACCACCATCTTCACCTCTTTCAGCAATTGCTCTAGCAAGTGTTGCTTCAATAAGGAGCGTATAAGGTATTTGTACTACTTCAGTGTCAAGAGTTAAATCATCTTGTGGCATAACCACATTAAAGCGTAGTGTATAAACAGCATCAGGTACAGGGTATACATCTACTTGTGTATCACCATAAACAGTAACACCATTAAAATTATAAAAAGCAGGAGTACCTTTTTGTACAGTAGCTAATAGTAACTGAGTTTCAAACCATTTACCATCTCTAGGTTTCATAAAAAAATTGTCTGTGTCATTAATAACTTCTAAAACTCTAAAGCGAGTTCCAGCACCACTAAGAACATAGTTGAATAGATCAGGAGCAGTGGTTGCTGTAAGAGTTGTTCTTAAAACAGACCAGTTCCAAGCATCTTCTATCTCTCGTTTGGATACATTGACAAGTTCACCAATAAGTGCACTATATGAGTTTTCACTCACAGAGGCTACAGTTGGTTCTCTTAGTCTTCGTAAAACCTTATTGACAACTTCTAAATAAGTCATGTATTATTTTCCCAGTATATATAACAATTATACCATAATTATGGTCTAATGTCAACTACTTCTTTTTGTTTTTATTTCTGTTAGATATTGCTTTAGCTTTAGCCTTTGCATCTGCTTTAGAAGAGGCACCCCAAGCTTTAAGAGATAATAATAATCTTGTAGGCTCTCCATTAGGTTTCTTTTCAGGTCCAGGCATACCACCCATACGAGCTAAGAAAGAAGCTCTACGAGGGTTATCACCAGTTTTAACAGGGGCTTTTAAAGTGCCTCCTGTATAACTAGCTCTTCCTTTGGCATTCAACCCACCTTTAGGATTCTTGCCTTCTTTTCTTGTCCACGCTGGAGTACTCATTTTTTTTTCGCAGTCTTTAATGATTGTTTAAATGCTTTAGCAGTAGGAGCACCTTTCGCCCCTACCTTACGCATCTTTTCACCTGAGCCTGCTTTAATTCTAGCACGCTTAGCATTAATGTTAGCATAGAGTCCTGGTTTAGTAGCCACGCTTTGCACCAGCTTTTTTAACAGGCTTAGCAGCCATTTTCTTACCAGTTTTTTTAGCATACTCTTTAGCTTCTTTTTTACCTTTTGAAGTATAAGCAAACTTCTTCATTCCGACCATTGGCATAATATTTTCCTTTTAGTTAAAGTTTCTTTTACCTTTATTATCTATTATTAAGGCTTGTTTCCTAGGGGTACTGCCTTTAACAGTTGGAATAGATATATGTACCCAACTATCAAATTCTAATATAACTTGATCGTAAGGGATATCAGCATTGACAATGGCTCTAACCACTGCGTCAGGAGAGACTCCCTTGACATTAAAGTCAGCTGCACATCCTTCACAATGTTGTGATGTTTTACTTCCACCCACTGATTCATTGACTTCCCTCGATCTATATCCTGAACTTATGGATATGGGTTTATTAACCACTTTACGGACTTGCTCTAAAAATAATGCAAGTCTTTCTAAATTATCTTTTACTTTAGCAGAAGGAGTATTATCTATTCCTCTTCTTGATGCTACTTGACTAAATGTAAGTTCTTCTAAACTAAAGTTTGGACTTAACTTCATTTCTTTTTAATATAGAACAAGCTGCGTTCTCCAAAAAGATAGAATCCTACAGCACTAGCAAAGTTATTAACTTCTTCACTAGGGTGTCCACTAACTATGGTATATACCCATGTAGAAAGCACAAGAACCCCTATTACAGGTCTCATTAACCTAACGATGGACTCTACCCATGGATAAGAAGGATTACCTGCCCCAACCTCATTCATAACTCTAAAGAACTCTAAGTCTATTGTCTTCATTTGAGTATATTGTTCTATTGTAGCTGGTTTAAACACATCGGGTGCTACAAATCTACTAATAAGAGACTTACCTAAATCCATAGCTACAGGTAAGAATGCTGATAATATTGTTATTGGATCCATTATTTAATCTCCACTGGGTAAAATCTATCTAAAGGAAACTCACTAAAGTCTCCACCTTCCCATTGTATATGTATCTTATCTCCATTAGGAGACCAACAAGCTTTCATAACTTCTTTGTCTATTCTTTGTGCTACTGCTTTAAATCCTGCTTTATCACATTTTTCTTTAGAAAGAACAATACGAACATTCTCATTATATTGCATAGCCATATATTCAGATGCTTCTACTTTATGAATATAAAATAAAGTAAGTAGGACTAGTATTAATATTATAAAATGTTTCATAATGTTTTCCTATCAAAGCCAAAGATACTACCTATTTCAGCTGTTAAATCTCTAAACTCTTGTGTGTGCCTATGAAACCCTTTAACCCCATCTACATGAAGTTTCATGTGTGCCATCTCATGTGCAATTGTAGTAACTAAAGTAACAAAATGTTCATGGTGGTTAGATCCTATGGTCATTTTATAAGGTTCTACTTCTAGTTCCCCCATACAAGCACAATTATCTTTTACTAAAAACACTATGTGTTTATCTGAAGGAAGTCCCCATGTATTAAATGGAGGAAGTTTTCTTAGTAAATTATAAGTTGCCTTTACAGATTCAGAAGTAATTAATTGGTTATTTAATAGACCAGCCATGCGACATAGCCCATAAATATACAAGTGCCGCTAATGCAAAAGCTACTAGTCCCTTCAAAGACCATTTACCAAAAGCAGTAAATTGCTTATCAAGCCATTCTTCTAAAGCCTCTTTAATAGCTTCTTTTTGTTGTTCGGGTGTCATTATTCAGCCTCAACTATTAAGTCCCAAGTTAATGTTGCTTCATTCCAAGTAAAGCGACCTTCTTCTGTAGGGTAATCAACAGGTGCTTTCCATTGTGCTTTGTCTGTATCTAATACCCATGAAGCATAAGGTTTTGGTGGAACAAACGCATCTAATGTTTCGTCATAAGTATACCCAACACCAGCGTAATTCTTACGAATGTTGCCGTTATAAGATGTTTGTTTCCAAGTGCCACCTAAAAGGTTAGAGCAAAAGTCTATTCCTTTTAGTTCTGATTCTTGTCCATTTTCATCAAGAATATCTTGGTTAGCTACGACTATTACTTTGGTTACTATGTTGTTTTCTAATTGAGCAAAATGTGCCATGTTATTTTCCTTGTTGTTAAGCTGTATAACTTCCTGAAGCAGTAAATTTAATTATAGTATTTGCACCTGATGTTGTGACAGTTGGGCTTCCTGTAGTTGTTCCTGTGTATTTAGTTGTAGGTACAGATAATATTACTATACCTGAGCCACCAGCACCGCCATTTCCACTTGCACCCGTAGCAGAACCACCGCCACCACCACCTGACCCTGTATTTGCAGAAGCAGAAACACCTGCATAACTGTTTCCGCTGCCTCCACCAGCACCTCCACCGCCTGAACCACCACTACTGCTTGTATTTGTATAACTGCCACCACCGCCACCGCCAGCATAAGTTACGCTAGAACCTGAAATACTTGATGCAGTTCCATTACCACCATTTCCACCAACTCCACTAGTGGATGAAGAACCTGCTGAACTTGAACCACCACCGCCACCAGCTTCATATGACCCACTTGTAGTAGCACCACCATTATTACCTTGTCCTGATGTGCCTGTGCCTCCTGAAGTAGTATTTTCACCTGTTGCACCACCTCCTGAACCACCAGCTCCGCCCCCATTAGGATATGCACCACCATAGCCACCACCTGTGGATGTTACAGTAGTAATACCTGTGCCTGATAAAACTGAATTAGAACCAGCGTTACCATTAGTTCTATTTGCAGTTTGAGATGCTCCACCAGCTCCTACAGTAACCGTATAAGTATTGCCAACAATTAAATAAGTAGATGAAGTTAAATAACCACCAGCACCACCGCCACCAGAAGATGCTCCACTATTTTGGTCTCTACCTCCTCCGCCACCACCTGCAACTACTAAATAGTCTGCAGAATAAGCTGGAGTTAAACTACCAGAGCTTGTAAATGTATGTATTGTGTTTCCACCTGATGTTGTTACATTTCCGCCTGTAAATAGTTGTGAGCCAGCGTATGAGATAATAACGACACCTGAACCGCCTGCTACGCTTACATTGGTAGCACCTCCGCCGCCTCCACCGCCTGTATTAGCTGTGCCTGCTGTTCCAGTAGCACTTCCTCCATTA